AGATGCTTCAGTCCATTTTAGCAGAGGTTAAGTCCGTAGCAGGAAAACCAAAGCCAAGCACGACAAGCGTCGAAACAAAGAAGGTGCCTGAAGAGGGTGCTGGAAGCGGCGCAGGAATGACAGTTGAGGCATTTGCCAAGATGAGCTTGAGCGAAAAATCTCAATTATTCCAAAAAAACCCAAAAATGTACGACGAGCTAATGAAAAAAGCTCGAAGTGAAAAAAGAATCTAAGGAGGATAAAACATGTCTAGTTTACCAGCAGATTTCGCGTTTTCGCCTAAAGTGTGGCAAGACCACATGGCGGCATATTTCGACAGAAAATTGGTTTGGGGTGCTTTCGCTTCACGCGTAAGTGATCTCGAATCTAAACCAGGAACAACCATCAATTTCCCTTACTTCAAGGCAATTGGTGATGTTGAGGAACCAGGAGCAGCAGATGCACTCCAGGTCGATAAACTCCAAGACGACTCATTCAGTGCGCTCGTCAAGGAAATCGGCAAGGCTGTAGGTATCCGTAAGTCAGCACTTATGGTTTCCGCAGCAAAACAAGACGAGATTTTCTCTGAAGTTCAGAGCCAAATTTCTCGCGTTCATGCAGAGAAGGTTGATAAAGACCTCGTTGCTGAAATCAACACTGTAGGCAACTACATCAATGGTTTCACTTCTGCTTCAAACACAGAACTTATGAACATTCGTAGAGTTCTCCAAGCTAAAGTCACTGGCTTTGGCGATAAGCAAAACGATGCTGTTGGTATCGTTATGCACTCTCAGCACTTCCTTGATTTGATGTCTGACAGTACGTCAGGTTTCTTACAAGGTTCTGCAAATGATCCATTCTACAATGTAGATGGCTTCATGGGACGTTTGCTAGGTATGGCTCTTGTCATTTCTGACACCTGTCCACAGTTAGCAGACATCGGTGGTAAAAAAGCTTATGGAGCTTTCATTTTGAAAGCCAATCCATACGGCATTATCACCAAGGCAATGCCTGAGATCGAATACGACTACGACATGTTACACCGCGAACACGTTTTCGCAGGTACACAGTGGTATGGCGTTAAATCGTTCCATGCAAAAATCAATTCGTTGGACTTGAAGATCGCACGCATGAACGTTGTGACTCAAGTTAACGCATAAGGGAGGGATGAGAAAATGTCAGCACAATCAATGAATCGTAACCCACATGTTATGCAAATTTTGCTCGGCAGTGCTACTGCTGATGCAGAACAAAATTACGCAGTGTTGCTCAGAAAGTCAAAATTGCTACGCGCATATTTGACCAATGCAGCAACTCTGGCTGAAAGCGGATCGGACTTCGTTTCGCTTGAAGTAAAAGTTGGCTCTACAGTTATCGCTTCAGGCGGTAACACCACTGGACAAGGTGCAATTACCGCAGATACGCCAAAAGCGTTGTCTGTAGTAGATGCAGCTAAAATTGTGGCTGGTCTTTCACCAATCAGGATTAACTATGACGAGACAGGCACCATTGCTTTGTCTAACGCCATTATTACTCTTGAATGGGAGCCTATCGAGTCGGCATAACCGACAGTCGCGTTCTCCGTTCCTACCCACGTCCAATAAAGACTAAAAACCTTTGTTGGATGTGGGATAGGTTTGGAGTTATATTGTTTCAAAGGAGAACGAAGCAATATGAGCATAATGTCGAGAAGACGAAAGGGACTGTCAAATGTCAAAAAAGAAAAAAAAATCGAGCCGAAAGTACAACCAAAACAAGAGGCACTCAAAGCAGATGCTAAACTTTTGGATGGCAAGCCAAAGAACAAAGTAAAAGAAGCTAAGGAGTAATATGGCCTTTACCACCGAGGAAAAACAAAAGATTGTTCGTGTACTTGGATGGCCGTATGGAGTGATTGTCACAACATCACTCGATTACAACACTGTTGTAAATTCTAAGCTGAACACTGTTACCACCGATGCAGAGGAGGCCGTAAAAGGTCTCCTCTCTAGGATGGATAAACTAGATGCTCAACTAGAGAAAGCTCTCTGTAGAACATCAGCCACTCAAATTGGTGACATCAGACTCAATCAAGAAGAGATTCCAACACTCAGGCGCGAGCGCAAGCGTGTGATTATGGAGATCAGTGAATTTCTGGGGATTGCCTACGTTTCCAACATTGGAAGCGGCATGAGCAATGTGTGTGTATGAGCGAAGGATGTCTACTCGACGGATTGAAAGACTGCCTTGATGATGTACTTGGAATCCGTGATGACATTGGTGCTGTACTGGCTCCCACTTATCTTGTTACTCGAACTTGGACTGGAGCAAGACCTGGAGACGGAACATTCTCAGATGATGAATCTCAGCTATTGCCTTCTCCTTATATCGTGGATCTCTCTCACAACCTTAATATTCCAGATGCAGGAACAATCAAGCACGGTGACATTCTTTTAAAGAACATTTCAAAGCAATCTTACCCACTGGAAAGCGATCTTGATGGTAGTTCCGATGCCAAGAATATAGAAAAACTATATCGAATCGGAGAATACCTTTACCAAGTGATTAGAGTGAAGAACAACTACATTACCTGGGATGTACAGGTAAGAAGATTGAGCGATCAGAGGAGATAACATGGCTGAAATGAAAAAAGATGCCAAGGGAAGGCCAGTAAAGTTCATTCGAGTAAGAGGTCGCGTCGTTCCAATTCCTGCTGATAAATACTCTGGTCAACAGCAGCCACAAAAACAAGTACAAAAATCTGGCAGTAATTTAGCTCAAAGAGATTTAAGTAAAATGTCTCTAAAAGAATATTCTAAATTTAGAGAAGGTGCAGAAGCATCTGTAAGATACAAACATGGTGATATTGAAAAAGCTAAAAAAAATGTTACGTTTTCAAAAAATCTTAGAAACGCTGGATTAGCTGTTACAGCGGCAAGTTTTTTACTTCCTAAAACACTAGGAAAAGCAGGTTTATTTGCCATTGGAGCTGCTGTCGCTGGTCAGGCTGGAATATGGGAATCAAAAGGATCTTTAAGAATGGCTAAAGATGATAAAAAGAAAGCTACAAAATTTAAGAAAAAATACGGAAGGATGACTAGCGTATAAAAAATGTCACAGAAAAGAGTCGAGTTAAAAAACCTTTCCGATGAACTAAAAAAATGGTCGGACAATCACATCTCGACTCTGCGTCAAGTTACTGTCAACGAAGTGCAGAAAGCGATTCCAAGATTAGTTGCAAAGTCCCCTGTTGATACAGGTTTGTACGCTCAATCGTGGGACACTGAGATCAATGAAGCAGAAGGTACTGCAACAATTGGAAACTATGCCCCCCACGCACCAATAATTGAAAATGGTGCTCGTCCATTTACGCCTCCTTTGAAGCCTTTGCTCGCATGGGCTAAACGTGTTTTAAAGGATTCTTCTCAGCCACCAAATTACTCAGATCAGGTTTGGCGATTAGCTAAAGGTACACAAAAGGCCATTGCTGAACGTGGATTAAAGCCGCATCATATTATGGAAGATGAAATTCAAGTCATAATGCAGAACATTGTGAGAGAGATGAGGCGTAAAGTTGAGTAAGCCAGTCACAGAAAGCATGAAAGCACTCGCTGCGCATATTGTGTCACTCATGCCCGAGCTCACCGACGTTATGAATGAATGGCCTGAAGCCAATGAGAGCCTGGAGTACCCTGTATTGTCGATGATTCAAGGTAATCCACAGTACAGCAATATGATTCCTGAATTTGTGTCAAAAACCGATCTTGATGCTGAAAAGAAAACGGTATCAAAATGGGTAGTTGGAATGTGGGACTGGAAAGTCCAATTAGATTTATGGTGTGGTAATAAAGAAGAACGCAGTACATTATCAGAGAAGTTGTTCGACATAATGAATCCTGACACTGTTCATGCAGATGGTGTCAAAAATGGGTTAAGGCTTCAGTTGAGCAATTATCATGACGTTTGGGTGGAATTTGATATTTCAGATCAAAAGGTCGAAGATGATGAAATTGGGAGTCAGCGAAGAGAATGGCGTATGCAGTTTACTTTGCTGGGTAACGTAAACAGAATTATAGAAAGAACAGACTACGGAATGGAAACTATTGAAAATAACGTGTCAATAGTCGATAATATTCCAAGTAGCTAACCGAGGGGGATAATCATGGGAATTTTCAGATCAACAGATCCAACTACGTTTGACGATGTAGACGGTATTGTCATCAATGAATCTGCACCATCACCGAACGTACAAGGTGTGGCAAGCAACGTAGCAATTCTCATTGGATTGTTTCAGCGGGGGGATTACGCACTCGCAGAAGCAGGTTCGATTGGTGAGATCCATGAGAATTTAGGTAAATCTTCTTTCTCTGGAAACATCGCTCTCAAGAATAAAAAATTTGGTCGCTTGAAAATTGTTCGAGTAGAAGCTGGCGGTTCTGCAAAGGCTGCTGACACTCTCGAAGATTCTGGCGCAACTCCAACAATCACCTTCACTGCAAAGTGGAAAGGTGCTTACGGAAACAACATCAAAATCAAAGTTGAAAACGGTACTACGAGCGGTAAGAAATATTCGTTCCAAGATACCAATGCCAACGCAGTTCTCTCTACAGAAGTTTATGACAACGTAGCAATCGCTACTGTTGTAAGCTCTGGAGTATTTGCTGGTTCAAAATTGGTTGATGTGACTGTTCTTTCAACAGCACTCGATCCAGTGAACCAAGCATACACAAGTTTGGCTGGTGGTTTAGATGGAACAGCAGTAGATGCTGATTACCAAGCTGCAATCGACAAGTGCCAAGTCGAGCGCGCTGGTAACTTCATCTTCTTGGATGTTTACAACGCCGCAAGACGTGCTGCTCTTAAACAACACGCTGCTGATACCACTGACAAAATGGTTATCTTGGCAGGTGATGAAGTTCAGTCTGTCTCTGCTGTTGTGACTGATGTCGCATCATACAGAGATTCTGATGGACGTATCATCTACGCTTATCCTTGGGTGAAATCGAGCATTGATGGTGTGGATACGTTTGTATCTCCAGCATCGTTCTACGCTGCTGTTCTTTCTCAGACAGCTCCAAACATTGATCCTGCATACTCCAAGAATACACAATTCTTGAGTGGTATCTCTGGATTGAAATTGGCTCTCACAAGATCGAATTACATCAGCTTGAAAGAAGCTGGCGTAAGCGCATTTGAGATCGACGAAGACATCGGACCGAAAATTAAATCTGGTATCGTGACTCAGATTTCAGACAGCTCTAAAGTCATGGTTTTCAGACGCAGAATGGCTGATTATCTCACTGATTCGATCGCCAAGTTCTTGAAGAACTATCAGAACGCTCCTAACACCAAAGCAAATCGTACCGCTGTCAAAGGTGCGATCTCAGCTTTCGTTGAGAGCAATGAAAATGCAGGTATCTTGCCGAAGGATTCTGAAGTTCAGAGTGGATTGGCAAAACTCATTGATACTGAGAGCTTGAACACTGACTCTTCTATCGGTCAGGGATTCTTCAAGATCCTGTACAAGCAAAGAATTTACAGCTCGATGAGATACATCGTCATTCAGGCTGAAATTGGCGAAACTGTAGTTGTAACAGAACAAGGTTAAGAGGGGGAATAGATCATGGCTAACGCTTCCATTCGTGGACATCAGGGGCAGATTAGATTTTTCAGAGATGGTGGCGACTTGTCTGTCGTGAACCTTACTTCTGTAGACATCAACCAAGATTCAAGCTTCATGCGATCTTTCTATGTGGGTCAGAATACCCCAGAAGGCGATCAAAGCATTGAAGGCTGGTCTGGTTCTGTTGAGGCACAAGTCAAAGATGCATCAATTGACGAGCTTATCGACGCACTCGTGAGCGATAACCTTGCAGGAATTGGTGTAGGCGATTACACTTTCATCCATACAGAGAACTATTCTGATGGAAGCACAAAGTCTTATGTTTATTTTGACGTTCAACTCAAGATGTCTAAGAGACAATCTGGATTGAATGAAAAAATGACTAAGAAGCTTGATTTTCAAGCATCAGGACGTAAACCTCTGTAAACGGAACAGAGTTTTACTAGCGACTATAAATAAAGGAGAACGGTTATGGCAGTAGACGTGTACAAGGTCATTCTATCGAGCAAAAAACAAGTATTGCTCAAAAAAATGTTAATCAAGCATCAGGAGCAAGCGGCTATTGCTGTTGGCGATAAGGCTGACAACAATGCAATTTTGTTTGCCCTTTTGATGCAAAAAGAGCTTTTAAAGCTTCTCATTCATACTGTTGACGGGAAAGAGCTCAAGGATGCTGAGAAGCAATCTCTTGACGATCTCTTCAGCATGGAAGAGTACAATCAGCTTCTTGGTGTCGTAGGGGAAATCTCGGGAAACGCAAAGCAGGGGAAGCCCCTAGTGGAGCTTCTTCTGTCTGGCGCGTAAAGACCTGGATTTGCCGTTATACGTCCTTTAGTCCGCAAGATGTGGACAACATGGAGCCTTGGCAGTTTAAGACAGTATGCGATACACTCGAACTAATACTCTCACAAGAGAGCGGCAAACAAGGGTGATGAATGGCTATAGCTCAAGTCTTTACAGTAATAACGGAGTTTAAGCTTGATGCTGCTGGATGGATCGCAGGAAGCGATGCAATCCAAAATTCAGCCGAGCAATTGTCACGCTCTGTAGATCAATCACTAGGATCACTTAAACAGACCGCCATTGGCGTAGCTACGAGTCTCACCATTGGACAAGGTGGACTTTTGGGTGCTCTCTATACGGCGATTAAAGCGTCTGACAAGTTCCGAACGAGTCAGATTGCCATTGCGAACCTGATGGATCAAAAGATGCCATTCGTGTCACGCCTTCAGCAAGCAGAAGGGATCATGGAGAACATCAATGATCTCGCTCAAGAGTTTGCTCTCCCTGCTGAAGACTTACTTTCCATGACCAAGCTATTAGCACCAATGGTCAGGACTCACAAAGTTGCAGGTGATGCAGGTGCTCCAGATTTCGCTACCGCAACAGACCTTGCTAGAAATCTTATGAAAGCAGCTCCTACTCTCGGAGTGGATACAGGACTCATTATGGGTCAGATGCAGCGATCAATTGGTGGTCAAGCATCAATGGGTGACACTTTGTTCTCAAGACTCGTTGCTGATACCAAAACAATGCGCGGTATGTCTTCTCAGAAGTTCAACGCGATGGATGAGGCAAAGCGAATTGATACTTTGAGAAAAGCTTTCAAGGAATTTACTTCTGACACACAAGTTCTAGTCGCAAATACAAATACACTTTCTGGTCAGCTAAGGATTCTTAGCAACTACATGACTGGGACATTTAGCGTCATGCGAGGAATTGGTAACATACTCAATGATCTAGCGATCAACGTTCTTCAGAAAGTCAATCTGTACATTGGCAAGCATGGTAGAGCAATTTTTGATGCCATTGGAAAGATGCTTGAGCCAATTGCAAAGCGTCCAGGAGATTACATTGTCACAATGCTTGCTCTGAAGGATCTGAAGAGACATTTGGATCTTGTTTCAACAATTACAAAAACAATCGCTGGAATTTTATTCTTAGAATTTGCTCTTAGAAAACTTGGAATACAAATTCCTATGGTTACATTTTTACTAGAAAAATTTGCATCAATGTTTCACATCCTAGATAAGTTGTTCATGGTTCCAAAG